CAATCTTGAGCCATCAGTAAGCGTGCTTACAAACGCTCAGCGCTCATATGACGCACTTCTAACAGATACCCTTGTTGTTCCATCAATGCGCCGTCGAGGTGACTTTCCTGTTGGTCAGGGAAACAAGTACGACGTGTTCACATCTGATCGTTATTACCCTGGCGACCTGCCGCCGATTGACGGTGATGTGCCAAATCCATAGGTGAGTAAATGCCGATTCAGCAATTGCCGTTAATGAAGGGGGTCGGCAAAGACTTCACCAATGCCGATTACGTTGATTTCCTGCCAGTGAACATGCTGGCAACGCCTAAAGAGGTTCTGAGCTCTAACGGCTATCTGCGCTCGTTCCCGGGGATTAAAAAGAGACAGGATGTTGCAGGAGTAAGTCGAGGCGCGATGTATAACATGCATGAAAACGCTGTTTACAGGGCGTGCGGTACGAAGCTTTATAAATCAGGTTCAGAGATTGCCAATATCACCGGCTCTGGAAGAGTCAGCATGGCTTGTAGTTACAATAGTCAGGCCTTAGGAATGAATGGAGGGATGACATTATTCAGATACGATGGCGCAATAAAAACTCTTTCCAATTGGGACGAGTCAACTGGTTACATTCAGTATGAGCTTGGAAGCCTGAGAGACCTTTGCAGAAACAGGTCGAGATACATATGGTGCAAAAATGGGACTGATTCATTTTTCATCAGCGACCTTGAGGATGAATCTAAACCTGACAGATATTCAGCTGAGTACAGAGCTGAAAGTCAGCCAGATGGAATTATCGGAATAGACAACTGGCGTGATTTTGTTGTTTGCTTCGGCACCACCACTATTGAATATTTTAGCTTAACTGGTAACTCTTCAGCTGTTGGTGTATCAGTTTATCAATCTCAGCCATCAATGATGGTGCAAAAAGGAATTGCAGGAACATTTTGCAAAGCAAAATATGCCGATACTCATGCGATTATTAGTCATCCAGCTACAGGGGCTCCGTCTGTCTATCTTCTAAATTCAGGTGCAACACAGCAGATAGCCACATCAACCATTGAGAAGATACTGCAAAGCTATAGTGCTAGTGACCTATCCCTTGCTGTGATGGAGTCTACTAGATTTGAAGCGCATGAAATTCTGATCATTCATTTAAAAAATCATGTTCTGATTTATGATGGCTCCGTTAATCAGTCGGGTCCACAGTGGGCCATCCTGAAGACAGGATTTAAGCATTCACCACACAGGGCAGTAGATTTTATTTACGAAGGGAACGTAATAACGTGCGGGGATAAAATTCTTCCTCAGGTGGGTGAGCTTGATAAGTCATTGTCAAGCCAATATGGAGACCAGCAGGAACATATTCTTTATACGCCTTTGTTCAAGGCGGACAATTCAAGAGTTTTTGATTTTGAGCTTGAATCTAGCACTGGAGTTGCTCAAATAGCGGATAAAATGTTTGTTTCAGCGACAACTGACGGCGTTAACTACGGTAGGGAGCAGAGCATTCCATGGAATTCACCATTTCAGTATGACCGAAGGGCTATCTGGAAAAGAATCGGAAGAATCAGGAAAAACATCGGATTCAAGATAAGGATAATCACATCATCCCCAATCACACTTAGTGGTTGTCAGATAAGGATTGAGTGATGGCAGATCAACCAGTAAAAGTTAACGTGCAGTCAAGGCGCGTAGATTCAACAATATTGCCAAACACATTCACAGAACCATATCGCTTGTACGTAATACAGCAGAACTCAGATATGCTCAATATCGCCGGTGCGGCCAATGGAGCTGGAGAATTAGCATATGAGGCAACAATAAAGAATGAACAACAGGATTCTACCCTTGCAGATCATGAAAGCAGGATTGACTCACTTCGTGTTGAAGTAGACGATCACGAAGCAAGAATAACATCCAACACTGTTAGTATATCAGCAATTGATACAAGGCTAACAACAGCAGAGGGAGAGATTTTATCTCTTCATGGTGAGGTTGACGCATTACAGTCTGATGCCCTTCTTAAGTCACAGAACCTTTCAGGGTTAACAGATGTGGCAGCAGCAAGAACAAACTTAGGGCTTGGGGATGCGGCAGTAAAAAATACAGGAACAACGGCTGGAACTGTAGCCGCAGGAGATGACACTAGGTTTTCCACAGTAAATGGAAAGTCAGGAGGGACAATAAACTCCGACACGACAATAAACGGCAAATTAAATGCAACCGGAATCACGTGCCGTGATGGAATTTCAGGCTCTCCGTCAACGAGTGTTTTCAATATAAACTGGACATCATCAGGGCAGGCTGAACTCTGGATAGATGCCATTAGGATTGGAACAATAAACATTACCCCATAAAGGCAATAAATATGCAATTAAAGCTCATCGACAACCCGATGAAGCTTGCAGAATTTCTCAATAATCCAGAAAACACAGGTAACATCGTAGACAGTGGAGATAAATACCTCATTAAGCCAGATTCAGTATATCTCGGCATATATGAAGGTGTTCTGTTGGCGGGCGTTCATGAAGTTCGTAACTTCTGGCATAGCATTGTTGAATGTCACGCTATCTACTCCCCTGGCTTTCGCGGTGAATATGCGCTTGACGGTCACCGTTTATTCTGCAAATGGCTTCTCGATAATTCCCCATTCTTGAACAGCGTAACAATGGTACCCGACACCACCAAATATGGACGCACATTGATTAGGCTGCTTGGCGCAACACGTGTTGGTCATATCGAAGATGCTTATATCAGCAGCGGGAAACCTGTCGGAATCACACTCTATCAATTACCTCGCTCTAAATATGAGGAGCTTCTAAATGCTAATCCATCAGATCGCCAATAAGCACCTCAACAAAGCGGTATACCAAAAGGGTGGGGATGGTGGTGCGGGTGCGCAGGCTGATGCCACGAAGAAAGGCATACAGTTACAGCGTGAAATGTGGCAGACGAACATGCAGAACCTTGCTCCATTCACGCCACTTGCACAGCAATATGTATCGCAACTGCAAAACCTGTCCACCTTGCAGGGTCAGAACTCTGCTCTGAACGATTACTACAATTCAGACCAGTACAACCAGCTAGCCAATCAGGCCAGATATCAGACATTACAGTCAGCAGAAGTAACTGGCGGATTGGGCTCAACTGCAACGAGCAACCAACTCGCTACTATCGCTCCTACGCTTGGTCAGAACTGGCTTTCAGGTCAGATGAATAACTATCAGAACCTCGCGAACATTGGCCTTGGGGCTTTGACAGGTCAGGCAACAGCAGGTCAGAATTACGCCAATAATGCCAGTCAGCTTTATCAACAGCAGGCAAACGCAGCCGCAGCGAATGCTAATCAGCCGTCCAAAGCGCAAGGGTTTCTTACAGGTGCAGCATCAGGTGCGGCTATGGGTTCAGCATTTGGGCCGTGGGGAGCGGTCGCTGGCGGTGCTATTGGCGGTCTGTCATCATTATTCTAAGGGGGAATCATGGCTACATGGCAGCAAGGTAATGCGGGAAGCCTCCTCGCAAGCCTCGGCGGTAATAATGTTAATGCTCCTCAGGCCAGCGATGCAAATGCTGCACTGGCCTACATTCGGCAGAATAATGAAGATGAGCGATCAGGCCGTAACAACTTAGGTTTACAGGCATTACAGGGTATCAGCTCTGTAATGGACATCTATAAGCAGCAAGAGAATGAGCAGCGGAAACAACAATTCCAGCAGGCTTACGGTCAGGCTTATGCCTCAGGTGATCGCAATGCCATGCGACAACTTGCAGCTCAATTCCCTGATCAGGTTGACGCAGTACGTAATGGCATGAAGTTCGTCGACGAAGACCAAAGGGCAACGGTCGGAAATCTCGCCGCTGCTGCAAGGCTCGCAGCAACATCACCTGAAGCAATGGGTGCATGGCTACAGAATAACGCTGCTGATTTACAAAGAGTCGGCCTTGACCCCGCTGAAGTCGCCCAGACATACCAACAGAACCCTCAGCAGTTTGGTGAATTTGCTGACCATCTCGGCATGGCTGCACTTGGTCCAGTTGATTATTTTAGTGCTCAGGACAAGATTGTTGGCCAGGCATTGAATCGCGATAAGCTCAACGAAACCATTCGCAGCAATCAGGCCTCTGAAGCTAACACGATTCGCGGTCAGAACATCACAATGCGCGGGCAGAATATGTCGGCAGAAACAGCGCGCCGAGGCCAGGATATGGCTAATCAACGCGCAAATGCATCTGGAAATGCTGGAGGTGACGGGCGCACCGTACAACTGTCAGATGGTCGCACAGTGCAAATCGTTGGTAAGCTTCACGGCGCTGGTCAGAACGCATTCTATGAAGGCGTAGACAATGCAGGAAACACCGTTCGAGTACCAGCAAGCTCAATCGCTGCGCCTGCAACATCGGCAGCATCTGCGCAGAATTACGCGATGTCAAAAGACCTGAACGCAATCCTGAACGCACCAACTGAGAAGCTTGACTTCATGACTGGCGTAACGGGCGGTAACGGGTCTCCTTCATGGGATGCTGAAGTCCGTAGCCGTCTTGGCGGCGGCGAGCAGCGTCAGCTATTCAATGCTACAAAGCGCATTCAAGGCAAGATGCAGAATCAGGGCATTGCAGCCGCAAGGGATATGGGCGCGTCAGGCATCAACACCGTAGCAGAAGCGAAGATGTATTTTCAGGGCATGCCGCAGGTCGACTACTCAAGCCCCGAAGCAATGCAGCAATCTCTTCGCGACATTCAGCAGTACACAGATAACTACAACCAGCAGTACAGCGTAGACGTTGGTAATCGCAGTGCGCAGTCACAGCCTTCACGACCAGCACAACAATCTCAACTAGCGCAGCAACCGCAGCAAAGCACCGGCTTCTCTTCACTATGGGGTGACTAATGGCTAAGGCATGGAAAGACGTTATTGCCTCTCCGCAGTATCAGGCGCTAACCCCATCTGAGAAAGCACAGGCTCAAGCTCAATATTTTGACGAAGTAGTAGCACCTCAGGTTGGTGATAAATGGGCGCAGGCTAGAGACCAGTTTTATTCGGCATACCCTCCACCGCAGCAGGAGCAGCTAACTCAACAACAACCAGCACAGCAGCAACAAGACATCCAGCCACAGCAGGGAGGATTCCTCTCTGACCTCGGTAATGCAGCAGCGGAAACAGGACGTGGATTGCTACAAGCAGGCGTTAACCTGGCAAATATTCCTGCATCAATGGCAGATGCTGTCGCAAGCGCAGGTGCTTGGGCTGGCAATAAACTTGGATTAGGCGATGGAACATATCAACCAGCACCACGCGTAACCACGGAGGGGCTTGCTCAGGATTTGGGTCTTCAGCAGGGCGCATTAACTCCGCAGACTACAGAGGGTAAAGTCTTCGCTGAGGCATTGCCATACCTGACTCCTGTCGGAGCTGAGCGTCTTGCAACCCAGGCTCCGTCAATCGCCGGTCGTGTAGCACAAGGAGCATCACGCTTGCTGGCTGAAAACGCCGTGGGTTCAATGGCTGCGAATAGCGAACAGAATAACCCATCGGCACTCGCAACAGACCTCGGAACTGGGGTCG